AAATACAAGTTTATGAGCGCCCGTAGCTCAGCTGGATAGAGTACCTGGCTACGAACCAGGTGGTCGGAGGTTCGAATCCTCCCGGGCGCACCATTTTGAGCAGTACACAAAAGTTTGTGAGCGCCCGTAGCTCAGCTGGATAGAGTACCTGGCTACGAACCAGGTGGTCGGAGGTTCGAATCCTCCCGGGCGCACCATTTTAGCAGTACCAAAAGTTGATGAGCGCCCGTAGCTCAGCTGGATAGAGTACCTGGCTACGAACCAGGTGGTCGGAGGTTCGAATCCTCCCGGGCGCACCATACAGACAGCCTCGACTCAGGTCGGGGCTGTTTTTTTATGGGCCGGATCCGGTGGGTGAAGGTCGATACGCCGCCGCAGGGCACCGTCAGGTATTGCTTCCCTTATCCCTCTGTTCTTCTCCCGCTATGCCCCTGAATTCCTTGCCCTATCGCACCATGCAGCGTTCCTCTTCCCGGTAGCAATCCCAGTAGGTTCCGGCTCTTTGCTGCGTCCTGAGGCGCGCTGACGGCACATGGTGAGGCGGGTGGAGACGAGGTGCGGATCTGCGGACAATAAAAAAGGATGCCGCAGCATCCTTTTTTTGTCTATTATCTATTTGTTTTTATTGTTCTTTTTGTTTTTGTGCGCCACAACTTGACCGCGTCGAGGAAATCAGTGGACCGCTGGTCGCTTTTCTATCTCCCCACTTTTGACTCTTGCGAGTCCGGTCTGTTGCAGGGGATGAAACAACGCAGGTATGATGCCCCGCTGCTTGGTGATATCCGTTCATGCGGCGCCATTCCCTGGCCATGTTTTGGGATACCCCAGCAGCAAAAAACCCGGCTCATGGCCGGGGTTTTCTTCGCTCTTACTTGCTGTTGCTTGGCCATAGATCTTCGCGCTGTGTTTTTTGAAGTCGTTCCCAAATCTCTTCATGTCATCCGACAAATTCTTGGCATCAGCCTCAAACCCATTAACTACGGCGTAGCCATCAGATTGGAACCCTGAAAAGACACTGGAGAACCCGTTCCAAATATTCGCTAAATGTTTCATATACTCCCCCCACCACCATTAACTGGTTGCGGTGACGCAACCCATTAACTGATGGGCTCAGTATCACATGTATACAAACGAACGGCAAATCGACCACAGGAAGCCACGGAAAATCGCAGATCGCCGATTTTCCGTGGGGCTGTTTCGGCGGGTTATGTGTTTCGTTTGCAATCGATGCAGATCCTAAAAAATTTCATTCGTGAAATTTTGATCTTCCACCAATCCGCACATAACCACATGATTTTATTTAGATATATCCACATGCGCCGATGGCCCCGAACCTTAACGACGGATCCAAACCCTCACGGAAAATCGGCACACCTCATTACATATCAATAAGTTACCAAACCACCCATAAGATCAACCCGTGATCGTTTCGATCCTTTTTCTTCAAAAATTGAAATTCTGTGAAATTCTGTTTTTGCCCCTTCCTCCCAGGATCTGCGCGGGCTGGCGATAGGATTTGCACACAAAAATAATTTCAAAATTTTTTCAAAAAGAGCCCGAAGGTGGGCGGGGAGGAGTGCGGATTCCGTGAGCCAGACGCTGTCGTGGGTCTGGCGCGGCCCGTAGCGATCAGCGGTGGCGCACTTTGGCTTTCAATGACAAAGAAAAACCGCCACTCAGGCGGTTATTGATGGATCTCAAGTGAAGCGGGGGCGGTTAGGCTTGCCAGCCTACTGCCCGGAATGCTTCGGCGCAGATGCGTTTAAGCTCGGGGTCATTGGGATCAAAGATAAGTGGGCGTGGCGGGGTATTCTGTGTCCATGACGTCTTGCTGGAACGATGCCCCATCGCGCGAATGATGATGCCGGCCTTGCCCTGAGTCAGGTTTTCCTGCATCCATTTGAGCGACGGTTTAACGGTGCGGGTGCGTTTGCCCTGCTTGCGCCTGACGGTGTAGCCCAGTTCCCGCAAGCTCACCGCCTGGAAGCGCGAGCACGGTGCATCATGGGCGGCGTTCTTGCGTTGGCCGCTGCGCTTGGTCATACGCCAACTGGTCCCCTTCTGGTGCTGATTGGCAATGCGAGCGGCAAACGGCTGATCGAGGGTGATGGTGGCTGTGTCGGCGGTTGGCCGTGAGCGCAAGCGCTTGGCAAAACCGCTCAGCTTCTTGTCCTTTCGTTTGCTCTTGCGCTTCTCCCAGGGTTTACCGTCAGGGGCCTGGCTCTTGCGAATGGTCTTACGGTTGCTGGCGACGACGGCTTTGCCGATCGCGATATTGAGGGCCCTGCGCTTCTTGGGCGTCAGGGCCAGCATGCCCAGCTGTTCACGTAGTCGCAGTGATGATCGCTCGGTCGCGGCGGCATCGTTCATGGCGTTCTCCTATTCGATGATCGGATCCAGGGTATTGGCTAGCTCGCTGGCCGCCTTGGCATGCCCTTGCAGGTCGCCCGCCTCGTTCGGTGCGCCCACGTTCGGGTGGGTGTGGCTGGCGGTGGTGGCGGCCAACTGTGCCACCAGGTTCATCAGTTGGAGCAACAACTGAAAAATGTTGATGCTCTCACTCCCCATCCAGGATTGCGGCGCCTCCAGGTGCTGACCCGTGCCGGCAACCGCACGGCGCAGTTCCCCCACCACTTCGGTGAGGCTGCCGGCCGTGGTCTGGCTCATGTTGCCCAGACTCCCCAGGGTGAACTCATCGCCGGCGAGCAGCTCGATGCCACCCAGCGCCTCGATGCGCTTCATGGCCCCTATCAACTCCACGCTGTGTTGCTGCGTGCTTATCTGGTGTTGGCCAAATTCCCCCAGGTAGTCATCGGCCTGTTGGCGCAGCTGCCAGGCGCTGTCGGTGTGGGTGCGGTCGGTGATTGCTGTGCGGTTGCCTACCGCATCGATGCGCTGCGCCACCTCGGCCCGCTGCTGTTGCAGTTGCTCGCCCGGGGCGATGTCCGGCAGTGGCCAGCCCTGGCCCAGGATGGTGCGCACAAACGGCCGGTCGACCCGGCCAAAGGCAAAGCCGAGCTCTACCACGGTGCCCTCGAGTGGGAATTGCAGCAGGCCCTGTTCTTGGCCACCAAACAGCACCGGCAGTGGCACGGCCCGGTAAAGCGGGGTCGCGGCATCCGGTTTGCCGTCTTCGCCCAGCACCTGCACATCAACCGCATAGCGCGGCCGAAACGGATCGGCCGTTTGGCCGGCGCGGGCCTGGTCGCTCACGCTTACCACGGTGCCGAACTGCGGCAGGTGAGTACCTGCCGCGAGCTCCGGGAACTGCTGTTCGGTTTGGCGCTGCTGGGCACTCTTGGCCACCTTCCCCGGGGTGGCCGTGGTGATCGTCATGTCTTCACCGGTGAGCCGTACCCGGGTAACCCGTTTGCCGTCCACGGTGGCCCCGGGGCGCAGCACTGGCGAGGGGGGCATGGTGAACTGATTGCCGGCCTGGTCTCGTGCCCAAGCTGGATCCAGCGCTACCTCTTTGCCCGCCCAGCGGCTGTGCGCGTGGCTGCCCACAAAGATCGTACCGTCCGGCTGCTGGTACCAGATGAAATCCGGTACCGAGAAGGCGCGGCCGGCGTTGTTCAGGAGCTGATAGCCGGTACCGGCGCTGGTGAAGTTGGGGATCGGGGTATCGGTGTAATCGGCCCCTTGGGGGAGCAGGAAGGTCAGGCCGGTTTGCGCGGTCAACCAGGCCAGCAGGCTGCGCAAGGTGGCGTGCTGTTGACTGACCGGCAGCGGGGCGGCCAGGGCGCCGGCGAGCTCCCGGCACATCAACCGGCTACTGCCATTGTCGCAGGGCTGCACGCTTTCCACGTAGCCGGTGAACCAGCGGCGCAGATCGTTGTTGTAGCCCAGATCCAGGGTGAAGGTGTCCCCCTTGGCGGCCGAGCCTTGGACAACCAGCACGGCCCGGCCGCCGGCCGACAGATCCAGTGCGGTGTCGTGGTCAATCAGGGGGCAGGGTGTGCCCGCCAGCGTCAGGTAAGTGGCCAGTTTCATGCGAGAGAGTCATCCCATCCTTTCAGAAATTGTTCAAAGCGGGTCAGCTGCTGCTCGGGCTGCTGGTTGTCGCCTGCCGGGGCGGCGGGTTCGGCGCCGTCGGTTCCCGAGCCGAGCGAGGCGGTAGGGAGTTTCAGGCGCTGTTCGCGCTTCTCTGGCACCGAGTTGTATTCGCGCAGGGTGAACGAGATACGCCAGGCCATCTGCCCGTCCTGTTCGTCGGCGCTGATGCGGCCCACAAATTTGACCTGGCGGATTTTCACCGAGCGGGCCAGCAGCGAGCCGATGCGGTACACATGGCGCTCGCCGCCGTCCCCGTTGCTACTGGCCAGAGCAAACAGCGCGGTCAGGTCGGCTTCGCGCTTGAACGGGATAAGCCCGGTCACGGTCAGCTCCTTGGCCTTGGTGCCCTGCTCCGAGCTGGTCGCGCTGCTGGTCTGGCCGGATTGGTCCTTGTCCTTGAACTGCATGGCCAAAGAGACTTTCATGCCCTGAATAGCGACCGGTTGACCGTCTAGGGTGAGCAAGGCGTTTTTCACGAGGTAAGCTCCTGCCAGAAGGTGAGCGGGGTGGCCGACAACAGCAAGGTGGCCACGGTGTGGGTGTGGGCATGGCTGGGCGGGTTGGAGGCCTCCAGCTGGCTGGCGAGGCTGGCGGCGTCCCCTTCGCCCTGCCAGTACCACAGCTGGCCACTGGGGGCGGCGAGCCGGTCCAGCGCTTGGGCCAGCTCGCTCAAGCGGGCCTCCCTACGGGTGGCCAGTGTCTGCAACTTGGCAATGGGGGTTTGACTGTCTGCGGCCAGGCTCTCCAACTGGGCGAGGCTGGCCCCCAGTGCACTGCGGGTCTGGCGCAGTGGATCCCAGATAAGCGGCTCATCCTGGCGCCAGCGGGGCACCATGGGCGCCGTGGGTTGGGTCATTGCATCGTTGCTGGCTTGTAGCCGGCGCAAGCTGGCGCACCAGGCTGGGATCGGCAGCACGGGACACAGAGCGGCCAACAGGTTGGCTAGCTCGCTTGCGCTTTGGGCGGTGATCAACCAGGCCACGGCATGGCCTGAGCCTGTCGGGGTCAAGGGGTCTGCGCCATCGCGCAGCTTGGCCGCCAGCCGCGCCACCGCATTGGGGGCAGAGAGGGCATGATCGCTCCCCTGCACCTGGCCGACCCCGTATTGCTCGGGGGTGACATTGAGGGCGCGGCCGTTTGCCAGCAGGGCATCGAGCTCGGTGCGAAGATTTGCCAGCGCTGCCGCCTGACCCGATAGCGGATTGACCGGATAGTGCACACGTGTGGCCAGGGCATCCAGGCGAGCCAGGGCGGCGGTATTGCTGCCTGGTACCTGGGCAAGGACGGGCTGCCCCTGGGCGCGTATCCCGGCTGCGCTGGCGGGCCAGTGCAGGGCCCCGAGTGACCAACTCACTGCGGTGCCTGTGGCCAGCTGGCCACGGCAGGCCAGTCTTCGCTTTGTGGTAGGCGGTAGAGGGCGACCCGGTAGCGCTGCCAGGCGGTGAGCTGCTCGCGCTCGGTGTCGCTGATGATGCCAAGATCGTTGGCATCGAGCAGCGGGGCCATGGTGGTGGCAGCCTGTTTCAGCAGCTCATTCAGGCGGGCTTGCTGCTCGGCTTCGGAGAGAGGTAGCGGGGTCATGCCCTCCGGTATCTGTAGCGTGCAGTTGGGGGCAAATATATCCCGGTCCTCTTCGCTGAGAAACGCTCTGACCTCTTCAGTTACCGGGTCGATGAAATACAGCATGGATACTCCTTACATCATGTAGATAGCGCTTAGCGTGGAACTAGTGCCCACGGCAGTCAGTGTAATGCTGCCGCCATCGAATGAGCATCTGACACCAAAGTCATAGTCCCGGTCAGCGTTCTCCCCCCCTCGGTTGACTACCCAGAAGGTGGCTTGGGCGGATGGGATAGCGAAGGTGAGTGGATATATTCGATCCCAACTAACGATGTTGACCGTGAATTGGGTGAATGTACCTGGACTGATGGCCATCCCATTGGTAAAGGGGCGCATGTTGTAAGCGGCGCCAATACTGGGTGGCGTATGCGTGTGGTTGGTCGGGGCTGCCCCAAGGCTGGCTGGGGAGTGCGTATGGTTAATCGGGGATGCGCCAACGTCCGCTGCTGTGGGCTTGTTTTGGCTGTTGTACCCCAGCTCCCAAGAGGTAAACGCTCCTGTGCCGTATTGGGCTCTGGTGTAAATCAGACTGGAGTTGTAGACGTGGTATGTCTGTTTAGGGCCCCCGCCTCCTTCAACACGTAGCGAACCTGCTTGCAACGTCGGGTAGTTGGACGCAAAGGACGTATTGCCATTACTGCCCTGGATATAAAATCCCGGCCTGGTGATGGTGTTCAGGTCTTCTGTGCCGAGCTCAATGGGATTTAAAGCACTACCAGGGTGTGTATGTACCGCTGGCGCTGCATCGATGTCAGCTGGGGCAGGCTTGTGGTGAGTGTCATAGACCTCGCACCACTCACTGCCTGTGGGGGAGCCGCTGGCCATGATATTGCGCCATGCCATTACCCCGCCGTTGTTGTCATAGCCAAAAACGAACTGGGTGAGCATGAATGTGTGGGTAGTGGCTTTGGTCTCACAATAAAAGTATGACCCCGCGCTGGGCGGGGAGTTGGCGCAAGTGGCCGTTTCGTACAAGCCGAACTCACCCGCCTTGCAGGTGTTCATATCCTTGTTTTTGATTATTTCAACAGCACGCTCCTGGGTGTTTAGGCTGTCTGTGCGGGGCTTATAGGCTGTCTCTGGCAAGGCCCCGATACCTTCGGGTGTGGGGGGATCGAGGATTTCATCCCAATAGTGGCCGTGGGTGCGTTGGCGGCGGGTATCCGTCAGACTGCTGTCGGCATTGATGATGGCCAACTGGGCCACGTGGTGCTGATACCCGCCGCTGTCAGTGTAGTCAACCAGCGCCGTTTTGCTCAGAACCAAGGTGACGTGATTCTCCCAGGCGCCGAGCAGGGCACCTGCGCGATGCACATCGACCCAGACACCCATCGGCAAGGCATCCGGGGCCACGATTTGATCGTCGCTCAGCATGGCCAGCAAGCCACCTACCACCGCAACACCTGGGCGCACGTGGTAGACCCCGGCGTTACTGAATACCTCAAAGCCATCTCCCTCAAACCAGGCAGAACCATAGAGTGGCAGCGCCAGCGCGCGCATGTCTTCATCTATCCCGTGCAGGCGGGCGGCATAGTCAATCTGCCAGGTACTGGCATCCACAGTGGTGACGGTGGACAGACTCGCCCGGTCATACTCCATCAGCATGGATTTAACCAGGCTGTTGCCGGTCTGGCCGGTGGTCTCATCGGTTTTGAGCTTGGCCTCCAGTCCCTTGTGAACAATCATCCCAACCAGGTTGGCCTCGGTGTTGATGAGGTACATGGCATTGAATTCGAAATCGCCGATGCTGGTGTCCATCACGATGGTATAAGCCACCGCGTCCTGGTTGATGCGCCCGCGTTGGTCCACTGTCTGGCGGTGCACAATCTGCGCCGCTGGCGGCAGGCCATCATCGGGGCTGATCGCCACATCAGGATCAAGTCCTGGAATATTGGCCAGCACGAAGGCATCGAGTACCACGGGTACTTCGTCGGTCAGGCAGGCTTGCCAGTAGCTGGCAAAGGCATTGGTGATAACTTGGCTCATGATGACCTCTTGAGTGATGCGCCAAAGACTTGCTGGCTCATGTCGATGCGGGCCGCGCGAAGGGTGGCCGCTTGCGGATAGACCACCTGGAAACGGTAGCGGCGGCAAGTGCGCCCGTAATGCTGGATAAGTTCCATCATCAGCGCCTGGTTGTTGGAGGCGTTAGAGTCGGTGACCTCGACGGTGATCACGTCCCAGTCGGTGCCATATTGGCGTTCATGCAGCTCACACCAGCCAAGGCCGAGACGCTCAAAAATGCGCTCGAAGCCGGCCACGCCGCCGGCGTCCCGTGCGTTTAGGTAGGCCCACTTCACCCGCTTGCGGTAGATGGTAATCGGCTCGCCATCAAAGCGGGTGATGTCCCGCTCCCAGGCTAGTAGGCCTAGCATGTTTGGCGAGCAGGCCAGCGGATCCTGGCCGGCCAGCGGGTAGAGCAGCCAGCTGCGCACCTGCCGCCAGAACCCCATGATCCCGCGTATCAGAAACACCGGTTCCTTGGGCGATTCTGGCAGGGTGTCGCCATCCTCCCACCAGGGTACGGTGTGCGCTGGCAGCGGCGGGGCCAGTTCATCATGCTCACGGGGTGTCATGCGGGGGTTACCTCCAGTGAGGCCAGGCGGGGGATCGCCAGCTGCGACACGATGTCGGTATTGGTAAAGTCGAGACTGGCCAGGGCCGGGAAGGTGTCGTGCAGCTCGCGCCCCAGTTGACTGAATGAGAAGCGTGAACGGGGGGCTGTGCGGGTTACCTCCGGGTAAGCGGTGGATCCCCGAAAGGCGGCCCGGATCAGTGCAACAACACCGTCTAGAAGTTCGGTGTGCTCATCTTCTTCTAAGTTGGCCACCGGCCAGATGGTCACGCTGACATCTACCGGGGTATCGGCCAGCGGGAACACCAGCAGCGAGTCGCCGTGACCATGGTTGCCCTGCACGGTCACATAGTCGTTGAGTTGGGCGATTAGGGTGTCAGGGGTCGGCCCCACGTCCAGCAGGATATAGGCGTTGGCGGTACCTGGTCCCCGGGGGCCATCGTGTTCAAAGTAGATCTGATCCGGGCGCACGCCGGCGACACTGGCCAGCATGCTGCGGTACACCGAATCGATGTGGTAATGGGACACGGCCGAGAACTGGTTTTGAATGCGCAAGCCCAGCGAGTCGTCGTCCTCTTCATCACTGCCCACCTGAGTGATCCAGTTCTGGCCATTACTGGCTGAGACAATGCCGGCGATTGGCTCGCTCAACAGGTTGTAATAGCCGGGGGCCAGGTTGTAGGCCACTCCCGCCTTTTCGGCTTCGCACACCACCTGGGCCACGGCCTCGCCGGCGGGGCTCACTACGGTTTGCACCGGGCGCAGGCGGTAGACAATCCCGTTGATGCGCTCGGTACTGATCCAGATGCTAGCTTGAATCGTGACGGTGTCGGCGGGGTTGGCCTTGACGAAATCGACCAGGCCCCGAGTCTTCTGGTCTGGTTTGCGGGTGAGATCCACATCCCAGGCCTTGAGATCGAGATAGGTGGCCTTAGCGGTAGCGGCAAAGCTGTTAGGCAGCACGTAGCCGGCGAGCAGGGTGCGCAGCAAGAAGGCGGCCGGGGTGACAACCACGCCTTGCACCAGACGCCAGAACGGGCTGACTGCACTGTCGTTGGAGATAAGCGAGCCGCTGGCCACGACTTGGCGTTTTAGCTCGGCGGTGATCGCCTCGTCGGTGGTGGGGATCCCTGCCTCATCGAGCAGGGTGACAAAGTTTACGCTGGGGCGGGCGCTCATAGGGTTACCTCTATCAATCCAAAATCATAGGTCTGGGCGGTGAGGCCAATCCGGCCGGCCCGGGTTTCAATGAGCTCGATGGTGCCCGGTACCAGGCGCACATCGGCTTCGACCAGCAATTCAATCTCGGTCATCACGTCGGCCCGTTGAGTAGGGCTGCGCTCGCCGACCAGCTTGCGGGCCAGGCCCGACTCCATGATGGTGTGCTGGATGTCCTGGCCGATGCTGTGCCGATCGGCCGTGTAGCGCGGCTGGCTACCGTCATCGAGCCGCCAGGCGCCATCCTCGACCCGGATATCCACATAAAGCGGCTCACTCATGGCGCCACCATGTAGTCTTCTTGCTCCAGCTGGGCGGGCGTCATCGGGTTTTGGAAGTAGTAATGCTGCTCGCCCACGGTGATGGTCTTGCCGGCATTACCGCGCTGGGCACTGGCGTTGGCCTGGATGAGGCTTTGGCCTATCCCGCCAGCCGGTACCGCCGTTTGCCCGGGGGTGATCTGGCTGACCAACGGCGCGGTGGTCAACTGGTTTTGCCGTTGCAGCGCCACTGACTGGGTGAGGTCGGGCAGCTCCCCCATACCACTGGTATCGACGCTCACGCCCGGGATG